CTCGCCTTGCTCACCTTGTGGACCGGCAGGGCCAACATCACCTTGCGGACCAACAGGACCTTCTGGCCCGACTGGCCCTACACCAACTGGATTCCAGAGCGGAACCCACTTTGTTGTGGCGGGATCAGGAACGGCCATGCTGTGCCAGCCAATCCAATGTCTCAAGGGCTTGTTTGCAAGGCGTTCCGGTCTGCCAGGGCACAATGCTCAAATAACCGTACAACAAGTCGAATTCGACTTTGTCGAGCTCAACACTGCCAGCAGTCAATTGTCGCTCTGGCTCACCGTTGACCATCTTCTTGCCGCAGGGCTTCAGCTCGCTAATCGCCGTCAGCTTGTCGAAGAGTGCAACTTCACGGCGAAGCACCTGCATGGTCTTCTTCTCCTGCAGCGAGCCGCCAAGGATGAAGCCGACATAGCAGAACTCAAAGTGCCTTTTGCCAAGCTCGTCGTCGAAGGTAAGAGTCATCAGTCCTTCAAGCACATAACAACGTCGAAGTAGTATGGGGTGTGGTCTGCACCGTCCATCGCACCGGTCAGGCCAGGCGCCTGTGCGTCAGTGCCGCCGTTCAAATTGTAGCCGCCATCGCGAGGAATGCCAACACCGCCACTCACATTGACGTTGTGGGCGTGTGCACCATTGTTCTCCGACCAAAACGCCGCGACAGTATGGCTGTGATTGCTCTGACTCGCGCCGAAGCTACTGCCAGCATCTGCGTCGCGGTTGTGGTCGGGACCGCTCATGCCGTGCCCTGGCACCACATGCGCATGCTCACCCTGCGTGTCGGTGACTGTGTTGATGTTGATGCTGCCGCCGCCACCGTGATCGTGCTCGGGCAAGAACACACTCGCCGCATGTGCGTGCGATGCGGCAGCCATACTACCAAGACCGTGCCCATGCGTGCCAGTACCACCAGCACCGCCATACGCTGCCGCAGCGCGAGGGAACCTGCCATCCCACCCTGCAAGTCTTGTCCAGCCTGGTGGGCAGGCCGTACTAAACATGCCAATCATCCCCGCAGGGACGCCAACAGCGGCAGGGGGAATAGCCCAAGCACCAGCGCCATTAAGGTAATAAGCCGGATTACCATTAAGATTGAGAGTCCCCACGTTACCCACACCAAGATTAGTCCGTGCATCTGCTGCAGTTGTGGCGCTGGTGCCACCCTCTGCGACTGGGATGACTGCCACTGTCGACGGCTCACCTGCCGTACTCTTAACATAACCATTCACCAGGGTGTTTAGCGCCCTCTCATTCGTGAGCGTACCGTGCGCACCAACCACCCAATAACTTGCATCCACCGCGGGCGCTGCACCCTCCGGTCCCGGCGTTCCCTGAATACCTTGGGGCCCTTGTGGACCAGTCGCACCGGTGGCCCCAGTTGCTCCAGTTGGTCCCTGCGGACCCTGCGGTCCAGGAGGCCCAACCGTCGTCGCAATTCCAACCCCCGGCCACGGTTCAGGTGGTGTAACAGTCCCATCAACCACACACATGTAAGCAATGCCATCGGGACCAATAACGATATCACCGTCGTTATGAGTGCCAGGCGCATAACTTCCCAGGTAATCAAGGTCCATTCCACCTGCCGCTTTTATCAAGACGGCAAGACGTTGATTGTGGCTGAATATTGTCACACCCTCGACGAACTCGACAGGAACCATGAACCAGTCGCCGCCCATAATCACGGCAGGGCCGGTCTGCTTCCACGTCTGACTGTTCAGCGCCAGATCTTTGTCTTGTATGACGAAAGTGTCTTCCTTCTCGGTAAACTTCAACGCGACTGTGGCGTCGAAGTTGTCGTCAGTCAGTCGGTCGAAATACAACTCAGTCGCAGCGAGTTGGTCGACGTTGTTCCAGCGCACATACCCCGGGCCGGGATCATTCGCAGATTGGGTGACTGCATCGGCCCTATACTGCAAGACACTTGTGCTGCCGCCCGGTGCACCAGCAGGACCAGGAGGGCCTGCTACACCAGACAGTGTCGTGCCGATCATCGTCAGCCCAGTGCCAAGGCTGATCTCCTGCATCGGCCCTGCACCAATCGCACCGCGGCCAAAGAGGCGCGAAGGGTTCTGCAGTTGCAACACATCGATGCCACCCGGCTCGTGTGTCTCGTGGTGAACGTCAGGAGTGCCGCCCCCACCACCGCCAGTCGAGTCGATATTGCTCAGATCCTGGCGCAGGCGGATAAATACCTGGTGTAGCCACTTCAGCACGTCCTCAACGGCTGGTTTAGGCCCGAACTCAGGTACTTCGAAGTGAAACCGCAACTAGGGACACTCCGCCAAAAACCGCTCCATACCCTCTTTGTACGACAACGTCACGATGCAGGGCCTTGGCGCCTCACCTCGCGCATCACGTTCGGCGTCAGTATGGTGGTGGTACTCAAACAGTGCTGTGTCGTCATGTCCATTCCACTCGTGATAAATCATCAGCACAGTCTCGCCGCACTCGGGGCAAGTCAGGCCGGGTTTGAGTGGAGCAGGCATCTACACCCTCGGCACTGCTATGTCGGCTACACCAAAAGCCCGTAGCAGAAACAGCACCAGGAACAAGACGACGACAACGCGGATGACGATCTTGATCGGCGGCGACATTGGGATGTACGTCTCGACCAGGTACAACGCGACGCCGGCAATCACCAACACAATCAACAGCGCTATCATAAAAACTCCTACTGAATCATCTGCCCGCGCGACTCGAGAACCGGCGACAGTTCGATGATAACCGGCCGCTCTGTATCACTGGTGTGTTCGAACTTGAACCGCACCCTCTTACCCGTGATCTGCTGCGAAAGGAAGGCGTCATCAATCGTCCAAGCAGCCTGGCCGCCCAAGACCATTGTGTACGGCCCTTGCCACGCACTGCCGTAATTCGTACTGTAGTAGAAGTCCAGGGTGAAAGGCGTGCCTTGGTCGAGGTACTTGACCCCAACCCCGCGCAGTGTCACCATCCTGTTGTCGAGGATCGGGTCGATGTCTCTCGCGGTGAAGTCGCGTGAGCACCATCGACTGCTGATTGGCGCGCCATCATCGTTGGGGAAAGCAAGCCCCCACCGATAGATAGTGCCATTCTCATGGCCTGTCATCATTGCGGGGTAGGTCTCCAGCAAGAAGCTGGACATGATGGGGTATGTCTGTTCAGCGATCGTACCAATGAGGTCCTGAATCATCGGCGACTGCGAGTCGAGCTTGTGCATGCACGCACACTTGTGGCCTTTCACAAAGGTCCACGGGTACACAATACCCCGGGTGAAGTTGAACGCCCAGGCCTTGTTCGGCACGCTGAACTCATCGACACTCACGAAGCACACATACTCCTGGCTCTCATACAGCACAATGCCGAAGTTGGTGAACTGCGAAGTCGGGTTCAACTCATTATACATCGTGTCGCGGATAGGGGTGAACATCGGCACGAGGTGCATGCCGTTAAAGATGTGACCGTTGTCCGTCGCCAGAAGGAAATGTTGGATGTTGTATTCCCACACACTGAAGGGACTGTACAAGCCAAGGTTCTTAACAACCAAGTCAATTTGATGGGGCGGTGTCGCGAGGCCAGTCGCGGTCATCGAGTAGACACTCTTCTCGTTGTAGATGACCATCGTCGACAGCAACTTTCGCAGCTGTCTTATGCTGGTGGGTTCGTCAGTCAGGTCAACAAAGCCACTGCCAAGACCGGTCCAGTTGGTGTGGTCGTTGAAGACTGGCCATCGCAACCTGTACGGCAATCGCAGCGTCGACTCGAGTGTGTGACCGGCATAGAGGCGGCCATTCCAGCGGCATAGGTACTTAGCAGGCAGCGCCTCAGGACTGAGAATTGCGTAGGTTGTCGTGCCCAACGGTAGGCACATTATGTTGTCGATACCCTGGCAAAAGACAAGGCAGTTCTCGCTGACTTCGAAGCTGAACAAATCGTCGTTTGTCCCGGTCAACTCTGGCCCGGACATAACCTCCCAAATGTCCGTGGCAGGGTTGTACCACCACAAATTCGTCGCGGTGGTGGCGAACAGATAAGTTTGGCCGTTGTTGTCCTGCACGCTAGACACGCCGGTGATCGGTGAGCCAGGCTGCACATTGCCGTACTTCCGAAAGCCAGGCCGCTTGCGCAACACTCCACTATACACGTGGAAGTTGTACATGTCAGGGCTGGCGCCGTCGGGCACGTGCTGCGCGGGATCGAAGGTCCACATGCCCTGCACCGGCCGGACCGAGATGACCTTCTCCTTCTGCGCGAGGCTTTGTGCGTCCATTTGTCTAGGTGTAGATCCAGAAGTACACGACAAGGAAGGGCGGCATGTTGTCGTGTGCTTGACTGCCGCCGGCAGGATTCAAACTGACATTGCTCGGCCGCTCGTCAGTCAGCAACGTGCGGTAAGCTCCAGCTGTGCCCTGACCGCTAGGAGGGAAGTCCGAACCAATGCCACCGGGCTGCAAAGTCTCATAAGCGTGCTGATGGTTGCCCTGATTCACACCATGGCTGTGGGAGGGCATCTGCCCTTCACTGATAGCAACTGCCTCAACGCCACCTTGCTGTGTTACAAACCGCTGCGTGAGGCCAGCGCCAGCGCCGTGAGCAATCGGCATCCTGCCACGCATGTCAGGCACGTTGAAGGTTGTACTGCCATCGCCCGCACCATACACCCCACCGATGATGCTGAACAGCCCTGCGTACGTGGCACGAGACACCGCCGCACCATCACAGTACAGCGTGTTTGCAGGTTGATGTGCGGCAGTCATCACAATCTCGCCGGTCCGCGTCAGAGGTGATGAGCCAGCAGCGATGCTGCCTGTCACGTTGAGGTTGCCGGTCAACACTGTGTTGCCGTTAATATCAACGCCGAACTTCTCAACTCCATCCCTTGCCAGCGAAATCAACCGGCTGCTGGGATTCGCTGCGCTGACCTGTATGTTGCCACTGATCAGGTGCGGCAAACCCGTGGTGTTCCACGTGCCGTTGATGTAAAAGCCATGCTGAGCATTGTCACCGCTGAGCGAGTAGCCTTGCATCTCCAGCATCGTCATGTTGGCGGCGACGCTAGCCGTATCAAACAGGATGTTCTTGTGCATCCCGTCCTTCGTCGCGTCGACATTCCACACATGCTGCAAGGCCATGCGCTCGCGCACATCAACCTTAACATTGCGGCCCTGCACACCGAGACTGCTGGCAAGGTCGGTATTGGCTGGTTTTGTCTCATCCCAAGCGCGAGTGTGTGCCATATAACCCTTACTTGATGCGGACTTTCCAGCCCTGTCGGTAGTCGTTCAACTTGATGGTGTCGAGCGGCAACTTCTTCTGGACCACATACCGCTCGAACATCTTCTCTTCTTTCGCCGACTCGTCGAAATCGCGAACGGTCTCAAACCCGATCATCGCCGCCCGCATTATGATGCAGGCATCAAACATCTGATCAAGTGGGCTAATACCGGCGGACCAGTCATTTGGCTTACGCTTGTACCACACCCTGATCTGCTTGTCGGTGAGCGGCCGCGACTCGAAGTAGAAGCGCGAGTTGTACCAGTAGTAGGTGTAGGGAGGGGCAACTGGTTTGATCTGGGCCCGCTCAATCCTTTGCTGGCTATCCTGGCGGATGATGTAACCATCCGTCTCGTTGCGGAGCAGGGTCGGCACCCAAATGTCAGCCGTACTAGGGTTGATGCTGTCTTCCCCCGCGAGCAGCGTCAGATCGACAGGATGCGCCTGCAACTGCGGGTGCTGAAACATGATCGCAACATCGAGCAGCCCGTCGTTGAGGAAGTTGTTACGCATCACCTCAGTGATGTCAGTGCGGTTGGCGAGGCGCAAGCGCAGTTCAGCGTCGCAAGCAGCGAAATCTCTACGCATGACAACCTCTAGAGGTCGATGTCTTCGAAGGGCAGAGGCTCAGGCCGCTCTTCGTACGGGACTGTTATGTCACGCGCAAAAGCGGCAGCGCCGGGTTTGTCTGCACAGTTGCAAGTATTGTCGCCCCGACACACATTCAAACCATTCTGGTTGAGCATAGCTGCGCGGGGGTATTGGAAGCCGCACCGATCACATTCATACCACTCGGTGCCGTGGCGGTTGTTTGTCTGTCTATTGTCTAACATTCCAATACCCCCGCACAGTTACTTCGGCTCGGGTGTTTCCGGCAGCGACTGGTCTGGCGTCTCCGGCGGAGTCGGCAGACTGTTGTCCGGCACCAGAATCAGCCCTTGCCCACAGAGCCACTTCACGATGAACTTCGCGCCCGGCTTGATCTGGCCCGGCAGTGAATTGTCCGGCCGGCTGCCACCACCCGGCAGACTGTTGTCAGGCCTCTCGGTCGGATCGAACGGGAACACAGGCAGTGTCGCGATGTGGCCAGGCGGCACAATACCGCCACCATAGCCAGGGTCGACTGGCCGGCCAGGATTCGGCAAACCTTGTGATGGATATCCCCCACCAGGAAGTCCCTGATCAGGTGACGGTCCACCATCGACAAACTGGATTATTGCTAGACGCGGCTGTGACATCCTATCCTCCTCTGACGGTTTACGCTTCAGGCGGTGGCTCTTCCGGTCGTCCCTCGCGACGCAGCACTGCGAGCTTCTTGAGGAACTCCTCCGCGAGTTCGGCGAAGGCAATGACTTCATCGCGCAAGTCGTTCAGCTTCGTCAAGACCCTTTCGGTCTCAGCAGTGGTGTGGGCTTTGACCCTCTCCTCGCTGTCGGAGATCGCGAGCAGGATGGCGTCGGAGTCAGGCACCCCTGTACCAGGGTCAGTGCCACCATTGCTGCCATCGTCAGTGAGCAAACCCGGATCGTATGGCTCGCGCCAATTGGCCGGATCCTGTCCACCGGTGGGATTCCACTGCGGGATGTTGTAGCTGTCGTGGCTGACCTGAGGGTAGACAAGCCCCTCATTGCTTTCTGCCATGCCAAGGCAGTCGATGACAGAGCCATTGCGCTGCATCATCGTGTCGACGCGGAAGTGATCCGCG